ACCACCATGGGCGTCATGCTCGATTTGCCCTTGAGGGGCACGATGCCGAACGCGTCACGACCGAAGATCAGGATCGGATACACGTCGATATAGGTGCCGCCCACGGAGCGGAGCCCCGTCGCGCCGACCGCCACGCCCGCCGCCAGGAAGGGCGTGAACACGGTGCTGGTCAGATAGCGCACTTGCTCGACGGAGCCGATCTCACCTTCGAACGGGCTCGTGTGCGGCCCATAGGACGCGACCGGAATGAACCCGGTCATGTTGCGGATGTCGCTTTCCAGGTCGGGATGGCAGATGGCGAAGTAGGCCGCTTCGACCGACTTCGTATTGAAGTCGGGGTTGGAGGCAACGACCTGGGAAATCTTCTTCGCGTTCTGCCTGTTCAAGCCGGTCGTGACCCGGCGTTGGTCAGTCAGCGCAATCGCCGTGGCAACGTTCGCCCGCCCGGTCACGAGGTTGGCATACCAAACGTTAGTGCCCGCCTTGAGGACGTTGAAGCGCAGGGTCTCGACGGTCTGCGCCGCCTGCTCGCCGAGGATTTCCGTGGCCTGGGAAAGCACTGGATCGGTGTGAGTGTCCTCGATCACGTCCGTGATGGTGGTGAAGTCGCCGTACTGGTAAAGTTGCACGGTGTAATCCGTGTTCGCCAGCGTGGTGCCAGCGGGCGTCACGCCTTCAACCAGCGGCGTGGTGGCCAGCGGGGTGTAGAACGCGGTGCCCGCGCCGTTGGTGCCCGCGCCGTTGTCGGGACCAGCCGCGCCGCCCGCGCCCGTCAGGTAGTAGCGACGGAACTTCGCGGTCTGCGTCGAGTTGGTGGGCAGCGGATAAGTCTGCCCGAACTTCTCGATGTGCAGATAGGGAAGCGCGCGCTTGAGCATCTTGACGACGCTGTAGGCGGCAACTGCCGGGGATATGTCACCATAGGATGTAATCGCGGCCATGTGGTCCTCTCAGGTTAGACAGCTTTGAGCGCCTCCGCGAAAGCACTGTCGAAGTCAGTGGCAGCCGCTTGCGTGGTGGGCGTGGTTCTCGCGCTTCTGACTGGGGCCAACCGCGCCGCCGCTTGTTTGGCAGCCGGGGACAACTCAGTAGCCGGGGTAGCTCGTTGCGCCGGGGGTGTCTGCGCCTGCGTCTGCCCCGTCGCCTGTTGAAATCTATGGATCAGGTCCAATACCTGATCTTCCGTCCCGTTCTGCATAACAGCGGTGTAAGCGCCACGCAAGTAGTCTGGTTGTTTTTCCACCCAGGGGCCGATCTGTTCCGCTATGGTTTCATAGTTCGGGACGGCTCGCTCGAAATAATCCAGTTGCGCCCTCGTGGCCAGGGCATCGATCATCTCCAGCTTCGGACCCAAAGCGCGAGCCATCTCGGCATAGACTTGCTGCTGGGTCGTAACCTTCGTCACCCGCAGCATCACCTCCATGGCGCGGGCAACATCCGGCCAGTCCGTGTAAAACTGCGTAAGTTCCTGGGTCTCCTGGGGGGAGACGAGCGCGGGCTGGGGGAGCGGCCTGTGCTGTCCCTGCCCACCCTGAGGAGCCTGCTGCTGGGGCACGCGCGCCGCTAGACCGGCCAGGAGCCGCTCCACGGCTGCATCGTCGAGCACGGTCGGCTTCGCGCCAGGGATCGGGGGTTCACCCCCAGTGTCGCCTCCCTCGCCCTCGACGGGCACTTCCAACTCGCTCTCGACTGGTTCTGGAGTAGCAGGAACGGGAGTGGGCGTCGGTGTGGGTGTGACGACGGGGGGAGGGAGAGTTTCTCCCTCGACGGGCTTGTTGAAATCGGCGTTGGGCTCCTGGCCCTCGGACTTCATGATGTCCGCGAAAGCGGTGTCGAACGCGTCGGCCATTTACTGCACTCCTTCAAGGGTTGAGGTCAGATGCTTCAAGAGGTTCGCGAGGCACTTCGCCTCGCCCTGGAGTTGAGGGATTTCACTGGAGGGATAATCCACCAGCTTGGCCTTGGCCACCTCCAGGCGGTATTCCAGGAGTTGGCGCAGGGCTTGGCCCTCCGGGTTGGGGAGGCTGCGCCGAAGGATCACCCATAGCTCCATTTCCCGCGCCCTTGGCGACTGCGACTGCATTTTGCACACCCTTCTCCAGTAGACTTAGCGCGGCATCCACGGTTGCCGCATCCGCGTTGGCAGTATTCTTCTGGCCTTGGGCGATCTTATTGTAAGCACCCGCCAGTATCTCGCGCACTTGCGCTTCGATCATGGACTGCTGTTGCTGCTGCGCCTGGGCAGCGGCTTGGTCGTTCTGCGCTTTACGTCGCGCGGCTTCATCCGGCGCGACCAGCAAATCTTCCATGGAGCGAGCTTTTAGTCTGGCCATGAGCAGTTTGCGCATGTCCATCTCGACTTTCTCTTCGTCGGTGAGGGTCTGCGCCAACTGATCGGCCAGCATGCCTTGCACTTCCTTGGCCATGAGCGACGACGCGCCGCGCGTGATCACGTCGTAGTCGCCATCGGGAGCGAACTTCTTGTTCAACTTCCGGTTGAACTGCACGAGCGAGTGGATCACACTCATCGTGAACCTGTCGAACTGCCGGATCACGTCCTTGAAGGGCAGCGCCGCGTCCCCACGAAGCATGCTCGCGCCCGCTGCGGTGCGCATGGGCTCGGACGGCGCTTTCTCCATGTCGCCGCCCGTGGCCGGTCCCACGAAGCTCTCGGCGTCGGCAAAGCGCAGGCCAAGCTCGACGACTTTCATGAGGCTGTCCAAGTGCGCATCGATCTGCACATTCTTGACGGCTGGCCACTGAGCCTCGGGGCCGTTGCCTTCACGCAACCACACTTTATACGCGGAGATGCTCTTGTCGTCGTAGTCGGCCCGGAGAAGGTCCGTGTTCACCTCCAGGTTGGGACCGCACACGACGCTCGCGTTATCCAAGAGCATGCGCGTGGCCGCGCTGACCATCATCTGGCTGTCCCTGATCGCGTTGGGCAGCCCCTGGCCAAGCAAGCTCGTGTCGTCCTCATCGTAGAGGAACGTGTGGATCATGGGTACATCCACATCCAACTCACGCCATGGATTGATGTCGGCCTTGATGACGTTGCCTTCCAGCATCCAGAGTTCGGCGTCGATATCCTTCTGGATGTCGTCTGGAGCCACGGTGCATCCCACCGCCTGGAGTAGCGCGCCCGAGAGCGGCCCGTTCCAGATGATGCACTCGTACTTGAGCGTCTCGATCTTCATTTCGTTGACGTTGACCTTGACGCCCATTACGCGAAGTTCGAGTTCGAAGTTCTGCGGGCGATAGTTGCCCACAGGGTTGGCCCGGATGAACTTGTCTATCACATCGCCGAAGAAGTCGCTTCGTTGAGCGAGATCGCGAAGCTGGTTGCGGGTCATCACCTTCCTGATGAAGTACCCATCCATGCCTTTAATCGTCTTGGCGCTCATGTCGGGGTAGAAGTCCCACACGGGCAAGAACTCGAACACAGGCTTGTACATCGTACTCTTCTTGGGCTTGGGCGTCCCGTCCGGCCCCATCGCCCAGGTGACGCTCTCGCTCTCCCGAACGAATGGCCCCCAGAGAACACCCGGTCCATAGAGCACGCCCGAGGTGAGCACTTGTTTATTTAGTGTGGTGTAATCCATCGTCTGATCGCCGCCAAGCTCCTGTAGCTGGTCCTTGATCAGCTTTTTGAGCGTGTCGGCGCGCTTGTCGGCATAGCGCTGGATCGCCGCCATGCAGTAGTCGATATCGATGTTGGACGGCACGCCCGCCGCTTGGTCGAGCTTCTGGGCGTCCGCGAGCGCTTCGTTGACTTCTTCCGGGGTGATATCCGGCCATGGCGCGGCCTTGATGTCCCAGTTCTCTTCGTCGCCCTGGAACATCAGGTTCATGATGCGCGCGACCACGCTTATCACTTTGGTGCGCGTAACCTTGGGGTACGCTTTCGAGCGGTTGGGAGAAAGCAACCCTTCCACGTCGGGATCATAGATGCCCAGGTACTGTCGCTGGTTGTTCAACCACCGAAGCTCCGCGATGCGACGATCCGCGACGTAGCTCATGAACATGGTGTTCACATGCTGCCCGAGCGTCTTGAGCGCGTTGGGATCGAGCCTTCGGACAGGGCTCGTGTCGGGGCTCGGCACGGGCACGCCCGGAGGCGATAGCGTGGCCAGCGCTTGGGCCGTGTTGCTCGGGGGAGTGTCCACGAAATAAAAATCCTCTACTGGATATGGTACGAACTTCGCTGGGGAGCGAGTTGAGGGCGTGGGCTCCAACGACCACCACGGCCCATACCATACTTCTCTTGGCGTTGCATGCCACGATGGAAGTATCTGCACAAGTACCCGAAGCCATCGCCAGGATGTGAGTATGGGTTCTTTTCGGGTTCGCTTCCCTTGAGGATGTCTTTCTTGGGA